GGTAGCAGTTTTAATTTCTGTTTGTGATACTTCTTTTTTGAGTTCTTTTTTCTCTTCTGGTTTTTTCTCTTCCTCTTTCTTAGGCTCGGTTTTAACTTTTTTAAGCTCAGGGGATTCGGTAGTAATAGAAGCTTTTTCTTCTTCTTTTTTCCCCTTTTTAAACCCTTTTAATTTATCCATTGCCTTACCCATTAGTTCCTTATTAGAAAGTAATGATTTAGCATAGTCTATACCTTTAGTCTTTAATTGGCTTTTATCCCCAAAGAGAGAAGCTGGGTTTTTTAAAGAGGCTTTTCCGGTAAGTAAATCTTCAGCTTTAGTAAATAAAAGATTTTTTCCTTTTTCTAAAGCTCCTGTTTCTTTGAGAAATGCTTTTCCTTTTTCTATTAGCGTAGGTTCTTTATTTTCTATCTTAGGTTTTTCTTCCCCGTCCTGAGCTTTAGGTTTTGGATTCAATAAATCTTCAGCTTTTTTATTTTCGTCCTTACTTTTTCTTTTTTCCTCTCTTTCTTTTTTCCTTTTATCCCTCTTGCTAATTTCTTCTGGGATTTCTTTGATCTCTGCTGTTTTATTTACTGGCTTTGAAAGATTATCCACATCTTCTTGTGTAAAAGTAGGTTGTTCTTCTCCCTTTCCTTCTAATAAACTATTTATAGTTACCGGGTTATGTAATCTCATAGAATCCACCCAGTACTTAAGATCGGCTTCTAAATTTTTAGGATATTCATCATAATGATCCTCATTCTCGGAATAAAGGTATTTTTTATATCTTGCTATCTGAGCAGCTGTTGCTCCTTTTTGCGGAGATAAAGTTTGGTCCGCAGTTTTTGCTGGGGTAGATTCTTTCTTCAATAGCTCAGATGATTTGGTATTGGAAATAACTTCGGATCCTTTTTCTAATTTAACTACTTCGGGTCCTTTTTCTCCGACCAATGCTACACCGGTTTTATCCATAACCCCTCCGGATTCGAATTTAGGAATTTTTCCTACCAATTCTCCAAGCCCTTTAGGCATTTTTATATTAGATTTTACACCTTCAAGAACTTTATCTTTTAAAGGAGATGTAGCACCCAATGGAGATTCAAGTCCTTTGCCTTTAACCTCTACCCCCGCCTTGGATTCGGTATTCGATTTAGTTATTTCGCCTACCCCCTTCTTAAATATATCTTCTAAGGATTTTAAGAATTTTTTATTCTGCTCCTCTACTGATTCTTTTTTATTCGGATCCTCTTTTATTCCTTCTTTTGGAGGATTTTGATTTTCTGCAGTAATCGCATTTTTATTCTCTTTCACCTCGGAGGTAAGAGACTTTATGTTTCTGCTTAGATCGGATAATTGATCTATAAGTTTTTTATTTAGATCCATGTTCTATATATCTAGAAATAAAAATATCTATTTCTTAAGGCTAAATACTTGTTTAAATCCTTTAGCTTCCATATCCTCATTGGATTCTATTTCAATAGATTGATTTATTTTCTCTATCCATAATTGATATTCATAGAAAGGAAGAGATTCCAAAAACACAGGATCTATCCCATGTTCTCTCCAAAGCCTAAATTTTATATCAAAGTAATTCTCTAAAGATATCTGAAATAAGGAAAAGAGATCTGACCCCGCCGGGAAAGGTAATATCTGCGGTGACCTCCCCCTCACCGCATGCTTGACATTTTTGTTTTGCTTCTGTTTTAGTTCCTATTTTTATTTTTTCTGATATCTGATAAAGTAAACTAAATTCTTTTTTAGTCCATTCAGCAGATGTTTTTCTCATTAGTAATAGAATTCCCTCAAAATCTAAACCTCTCCATTCAGATATAATAAATGGTGCTATTTCTAAAAATCCATCTTCTATTTCTATATTTCTTTTATAACATACAGTAGAAAAATCGGAAAGTGATTGTGTAACTCCTATGCTGGGAACAAATATTTCAAAAGATTTTTCCTCTGTTTTTAAAGTAAAGATAAAAGATCTGGTTTCAGGGTTGTATCTTTTTATTATTTCATCATCCAATTCATAAGAAGAAAGATTTCCTGATCTTAATTCAAATCCCTCTATAGTTTTACAATCTTTAGTTCTTTCACATTTTTTATTTGGGGTAAGCATTAAAGAATTTTCACCTCTTAGAAAAGTAAGGTCCCTAATTGCCATTATTATATAGAATCTATCTTCTTGTTTAAGATCTTTATAACTAACAACACCTTGCCCTGGAAAATCTATTCTTAGACACCTTTCTAAAATAAAAGAAAGCTTTCTCTCTATATCCACCGAATCATCTTCATCTATAGTAGAAAAATGTCTTATTTCTTTAACATCAGAAGGTCTTATTGCCATTCTTGTTCCTTCTGGATAGAATAATCCCTTCGATGGTAAAAGATGAATAGGTAAATTTTTCCAATTAACTTCGAAAACAGCATCTTTTTTAACTTCCTGCACCGGTATTTTATTTTCTTCCCTTTGGGGAATGACAACTGGTTGCGGGATTATTTCTTTTTTTGGTTCTTCCACTACAGGGGATTCTTTTATTTCCTCTTTTGGTTCCAAAATCTCCTCGATAGGGGTTTGATTTATCTGTGGGGGTATGATAGGATCATATTCTAATCCTCCCATTAACTCCTTAGATCTTAGTAATTCTTCCGGTGATATACCTAATAAATTATTCATAGTTTATATTATTTATATTATATAACAAAACACAAAAAAAGAGACAAATTTATGTCTCTTTTTTCAAAATATTTTTTTATATTATAAAAATGTATCTGACCAATAATCGCATATCCATGAAAGAGATATACTATAGTTAGTTGCTTGCTCATAATCTAAGTCCATTGCAGGTATAGCTTCAGATGGAAAGCAAGAAAGAATAGATATTCTTCTAAAGACATCACCTCTTTTATTGAATATAGAAATAACCATTGATCCCACATAATCTCTTTTAATACCCATAGCTCCTGTAAGAGGATTATAGATTAAATCCGACCATTGTCTTAGGATTTTATAGACTTCCATAGAATTGCTTTCAGGGTTCAAGTTAACTTCAAAATCCATAGTTACAGTCATATCCGTGGTAGATGGTTCTCCCCCTGCATATCTTCTCATAGCAAATTTATAGTTTTGATCTACAGTTGCAGAAGGGGCAATATCAACGGCTAAGCCTGAAAGACTTTTTATTCCTTGTGCTAAAATACCCTCCCCTTTAAATCTTTGAGCTGCAAGAGGAATCCCTGCAGGAGGTTGTATAATAACCTCAAATTGATTGAGATAAACAGGTTCATAGTTATTCCTAGAAGCTGTTGAATTACTAAAATGTGGAAGTCCAGCCATATTAATTTAAAAATTATAAAAATAAATCTTCCCAATAATCAACGGCAAATTCCATATCATTGATTGTATATATTGTCTCGTCTGTATAGTTCAATCCCATTTCAGGAAGAGCTTTTACAGGAAAAACATCTCTACAATTAATTCTACGGTAAACATCGCCCTGTTTATTAAAGATAGAAATTAAAATATTACCTGTGTAATCTTTTTTAAGACCCATAGCTCCGGTAAGAGGATTGTAGATCAAATCTGACCATTGTCTTAGGGTTTTAAAAATATACATAGAGTTAGCATCATTTAAATTCACAGTAAATGAAATACTAACGTTCATTGTGGTTTCAGAAGGCTTAGCACCTGCGTAGTTTCTTTTAGCAAACTTATATTTCTGGGTAGCTAATCCTGGGTGCTTATCCACACTTAAACCATTAACTTTAGTTACGTGCTCTAGCAATATAGTTCCTCCCCCTACACCATTGGGACAAGTTATTTGTGCCTCAAACTGGTTAAGGTAAACAGGCTCATACTTATTTAAAGAAGCCTGAGAATTTGAGAAGTGTGGTAATCCTGCCATAATGTTTTTTAGTATATTTATCTAAGTTCTAAAAAATCTAAAAAATCAACCCAATTAAACAAATTGGGCAAATCCTCCAGATGCAATACCTCCAGTTCGTGTAACAGTAATTCTATTTATAAATTTCTGTATTCCTCTTGCTGGTTCTATAATAACATCTATAACCCCCATATTCATATCTATGATAGCTGGAGTATTATTAGAGGTATCCATAATAGTTTGGTAAGCATAAATTCCTCCTCCTGATTGAACCCCGTCTAAATAATTATCTACTAATGTTTTAATTTCAAGTCTAATAGAATCTTCGTTAAAATCAAATAGGTAATTAGAAAGAATAGATTGAACATCGCTTTCTACAGAAATTAATAAATCCCTTACGTGTAGAAGGTTAAATGCGGAGTTTACTGTCTGGTAAGCTGTTTGGTTACCGAATATTACAACACCTACTCCTGTTCTTTTTATTATAGGATTTATACCGAATGGCTCTAAATTTCCTCTATCCTCATCTGTAAAATCATATTCTACACCTACTATAGTACCTCCTGAAAGAACTCCTCTTTTTTGTCCTGCGACTATAGAATAAGGTTCTCCTGCTGCAAATTTTCTAACGTAATTATTGGAAACGAATGCTGCTGGCGGTACATTTATATTTCTATTGGATTCTCTAATTGTAATATAAGGTGAGAAGAATCCGCAGAATTTAGAACCATCGTCTTCGCTAGGTAAACTAAATGTATAAGACGGATTCAGAGATAAATTACCTCCATCTGCTATATATCTAGTTTGTAAAGATGGATATGGATTAACTGCAGTAGGTGCATCGGTAAATCTAGGGTCCGTGCTATTTCTAAATTGAGTAATTGAAGGTGCATTAATTAATGCCATTGCTTGCTGTCTATTTTTAGCAAGTAAGCTTAATTGACGTTTAGAATTAGGTAGAATCTGTCCAGAGAAAGTATCTACTACGTATCTAAAACTAATTATATCTTTAGCTGCTAATGTCTTAGCTATATTTGTATCAAACATAACATCTAGGATTTCAGAAACTCTAGCATCTGTTCCATTAGGTCTGTGGGATTCTTTCATTGCAAACCCTGAAAGATATGTAAAATCAAAAGATGTAGTAAATTCAGAAATAGATTTAAATTTCTGAACTCTTTCACTTGTTAGTCCAGAATAGTAAA